TTTATGACTGAATCTATATCAAGACCAACTCCCAATTTTGTCAGTAGTTTATCGGCAGATTCTCTGGTAATACTCTTTTTAAGATCATCTGTTTGAACTTCTCCGATTGGAGACCTCAGTGCAAAAGTCTTTGCAGATTTAGGATTATCATCAATATTATCTCTATCAAGTTGAGGATATAAATCCGTCACATTTTGACTGTACTTCAGATTGGTAAATTCATCTGAAATAGCATTATTTGCGTTTAGAGCATATATGTGATAGATACCATTTTGTTCTCCATCCTCATACTCAGAAATAACTTCATTTCTATAAACATAGATGTTTTCTTGTAAATTATTTCTTTCAAATCTTGGAAGTGCTGTAGTTCTATTATTTACGTTATTTGTAAATACTCCAATATTTGTTTTTGTTGTTGGATATGTGAAGGTTAAGTCATCAAGGACTGTGATATCAAACGTTCCGTTATATCCACTGGTTGCACCACCAACAGGATTTGATGCATCCGTTACATTTTTAATTATAACAGAATCTCCCGTTTGTAAGTTATGAGGAAGTTCTGCAACAACAGTGACTGTTGATGATGAGAATGAACAAGTGCTGATAAATCTTGGGTTACGATTAAAATCATAATCCGAAGTAGTAATACTGGAAGCAGAGGCATATGCATCCAATCCTATTCCAGTAGAACTAGATTCTTGAATAACAAATCCAGATTCTGGTGTTTTTCCACTTCTAAGTTGACTTGGAATAACAATTCTTAGTTTATAAATCTTCTCGTCAAGACTTCTGTTATCGGATATTCTTTTGATTGTGGTTGGTTCTGATGCACCAGATCCAGTTAATTGTGAAGTGATTGTATTTCCACTTGCCAGAACACTAATATACCACTGATTAGGTGTTGAACTTTCATCAAATTGAACAGGATGTCCTACATCTCCGGCAACCTTATCAGAAACTCTCGTAATAACTTTGAGGTTCGTTCCTTTAAATACTGTGAGTGCTTCACCTGCTTTTGCTTCTGCTGATGATGCTGCAAGTTTAAAATTACTAGTACTCCCTGTTGGATTGATTACATGATAAACTGTGTTTGTTTTAAGATTTTCAGGTAAGTCTCCGTCATCACTTATAATAATAACTTTTTCATCATCTTTCAAATCGTGGGTGCCACTAGTGACTGTAAATTCATTAGATGCACCTGGTGCACCGACAGAATATTCTTTAAATGAAGATGCACCATTCTGCATCACAATATCTGCCGAATTGCTTCCTAAGAAAAGTTTATCTCCAACTTTTGCACCAACACGATAACCCTGTGTTAAAGTTGGTGGTTTTATATCTTTATTATTAAATCCAAATAAGTATATTTTGGTATTAGTGTTTGAGGCATCTTTATCAAGTGTCAACCAATCAATCGATTCTTCTGTAGATTCAATTGCTCTTGGTGGAATAATATGTGTGATAAATGCCTTATCATCCTTCTCAAATGCTTCTTTCTTAAATCCATCAGCAATTAGAGATAATTGTCCAAAGTTGGAGTTTGAGTTTGTTACTGAAGCATCAGCACCACTTTCAGATGTAAAATGTTGATTATATCCAATGGCAAAAACAGAAACAACCTGAACAATCGCATCATTTGACATTTTAATGTGCGTTTGTTCCCATCCTTGACGATAAACCGCCTCAGAATCTAAATGATAGACTCCTGCCTCTGAAGTTGATGAAGACTTTCCAGATAACACAGAACCTTCATGTTTTATTCCACTATAAAAAACATTCTCATATTTTCTAGCTGATGGATTATATTTTACAAATGCTCTATCATCCTTTTGAAGTGAGACTCCAGTGAATTGAGCCACCACCATTGAACGGAATCCAGTTGCCTTACTTCCATCGGCGTGCATTCCTGCCATACCCCATACTGAACGCATGGAGATATTAAAGATATAAGGAGAGGCACCTTCTACAGTATCAGTCTCGATTGTAACTGTTCCTTGTTGTGTAAAGGGTCCGGCATCTACGAATCTAGTGTCTGCTGTTATATTGTAGAAGAAAATTTTATCATTATCATTATCAATTGCAGTAACTCTTGTAGAAATATTATAGGTAGTATCTCCCACCACACCTTTGATGCGAATGGGTGTTCCTATATTCAATCCATGCGGTACTTTTGTTTCGACAGTAATTCTCGGACCTGCAGTAGGTGGAGCACCCGAAAATATTGACTGAATATCAAGAGGATCTGCAGCAAATGCTCCTACAATTTCAAATTCAGGTCTTCTAGGACTAAATCCCAAGTCATTTGAAGGGAATACATCATCAGAATCGATGGGTCTACCAGTGCCAGCGGCAAAAGCATTAGAGAGTTTGGCATAATACATTTGAAGGTCTGTAAGACCTTTAGTGCCAACTTCATTAACACCATCAGCATATTCAAATACTGTAAGTTTATGGTGAGAGAATGTTGGTGTTGATTTTATATCAAAATTAGTTGAGTTTGTATAAACTGTTCCAAATTCATCTCCATCAAAAACAGAAAATTGCCAGAAATAACATGCTCCAGTAATTCTAAAGATGGCAGACGCAGCATCTTCTTCATATGAAGTCGTTGGATTGGGAATAAAAAGTGGGCGCAGTTTGGTCTTTCTTAAGTCAAGACCAATTATTGAAGTTCCACGAGGAACAATTACACCACCATTTACACTGTTAAACTTGTAAAGATCATTATCCTTTTGAGTTAAATCAAAAACAGAATTTAATGTTAAAGCAAGGGGTCTTTCTGCTTCTTTGCCACTTACTTGTATTCCACCATTCTTATCAATAGAATAACCAGGTCTATTATCAATGACGTGCTCACCAGGCATCAAGAGAATTGTGGTCTTCTCAGTTTCGTCGTTACTATTTCCCTTTACATATGAAAATCTCGCAGATTCAATTAGTGCTCTCTGAAGAGTTTTGAATGGACGAGCAAGTGAATTTCCTTGATTACTGATACTGTCGGTAGAGTCCAAATCTGCGGGACTCACATATAATATACGACCTTCAGTATTCTTGATAATTGAGTCTAACTTATTCAGAGGCATTTTATTATGACTTCTAAGACATTTCTATGTTTTATTTATCCCAGTAAATCTTCCTCACCATTATAAAAACTCTGTATATCCTCTGGCAAATTCTCTGGATTTAATATCTCTATGTAATCAAAACAGGGATGACACATTTCTTGTATCAGGTAGTTAGAACCCCTGTAGATGTCCTCAGTTGAATAAACAGGACCTTTATCTGCCTGTTCTACTATATCCCTATCATACAAGTAACCTTCATTTAAATCATCAAAGGTAAATGGAACATCGTTTAGAAAAAATATCTTGACGATTGCGTTTCCTTCATTGAACCAGCAATACTTTGTGGATACTGTATAAGATAACATGGCATCCTTCTTTTCTTTATATAGTGCGAGTAGGGAGACTTGAACTCCCACGAGATTAATTCTCAACAGATTTTAAGTCTGGTGCGTCTACCGATTCCGCCATACTCGCAGAGTGGGTGATACTGGATTCGAACCAGTGACCGCCTCCGTGTAAAGGAGGAACTCTACCGCTGAGTTAATCACCCTGGTGCTTCCTGAGAGGATCGAACTCTCCTTAGGCAAATTATGAGTTTGCTGCATTCACCAGATTGCTAAGGAAGCGAAT